TCAACCTGCCGTCGAACCTGGGGGTGGCTGCGTCGTGGAATCTTGGTATCAAACTGTTCCCGCACGATGACAGGTGGTTTTTCGCCTCGAACGACATGGTTTATTTGCCTGGTGCCCTTGAGGGGCTCTCAGAGGCTCGTAGAGACGAGATAACCCTTTCTGATATGTTTCCCTTCTGGCACACGTTTTCTATCGGTGAAGAGGTCGTCAGGAGGGTCGGTTTGTTCGACGAAGCCCTTTACCCGGCCTATTTCGAGGACAACGACTATCAGAGGCGTGCTGTACACAAAAACGTACATATTCGGTCAGTTTCTATTCCTACCCAGCACGAAAATTCGTCAACTATTGGAGCTGACCGTGGATTGCGTGAGAAAAACGCTGTCTCGTTCCAGAACAACGCGATTTACTACAACAACAAGATGGCGAAGAATGATTACGGTCAGGGGGTGTGGTCTTTGGACCGTAGACGCCGGAACGCATGGGATACGCCACGATAGACTAGATGTGGAGGACTTATGGCGATCACTAATGGTTACACTGACCTAACAACAATCAAGCTTTCTTTGGGCATCACTGACTCGGTTGATGACACCTGGTTGGAGATTTGTGTCACGGCTGCTTCACGCGCTATCGACAACTTCACCGAGCGTGTGTTCTACACGACTGAGGGTTCACGGGTTTACATTCCTTACGACAACTTCCTGGTCGAGATTGACGATCTTGCATCGTTGACAACTTTGAAGACTTCTACGAACGTCGATGGGGTGTTTGACCAAACCTGGGGCACTAACGATAGGCAACTGGAACCGTTGAACGGTATCGCCGGTGGTATCCCTTCCCCGACTACACACATTCGTGCTGTGGGTGACTACTGGTTCCCGACTGCGGGGCAGGAAGCCACTGTTGAGGTGACGGGTACATTCGGTTGGTCTGCTGTACCGGATGCTGTGGAGCAGGCTTGTATCCTCCAGGCCGCCAGATATTTTAAGCGTGCCGACAGCCCAATGGGTGTGGCAGGATTCGACTCTATGGGCGTTGTTCGTCTGTCACGGATTGACCCTGACATTGCCACACTATTGGAGCCGTACTGCCGTATTAGGATGGCGTAGCCGTGGATATTCAGGCAATTAGGCAACAGATTGCCGTGAACCTTGCCACAATTAGTGGTTTGAGGACGGCAGAGAACGTTCCCGACATGGTGAACCCCCCTGTCGCGGTTCTGAGCCTTGAGCAGATTGGTTTCGACGGGGCTTTCAACCAGGGTTTGACTACCCTACAGTTCACACTTTTCGTTGTCGTGTCTCGTGCTGACGAGCGCACAGCGCAACGGAAGCTAAACCAGTATGTAGCTGCTACCGGGGACTACAGTATCAAGTCTGCGGTAGAATCGGATAGGAGACTTAATAATCTCGTAGCGGATTTACGGGTTCGTAGCGTGACTAACATAGGCTCTCTACAACTGGATGATCAGGAATATATGGCGGCTGAATTTGATGTCGTTGTTTATGTATAAGGAGAAATAAATTGGCAAAGTATGTAGTTACAAGCCAAAAGGTAACTGTGAACGGAACAGATGTTTCGGACGCTTGCGCTCGCGCTGAGCTTGTCCTGAACGCTGCCGAGGTCGAAACAACTGACTTCGGTTCCGCTGGTTGGACTGAGGTTGTGGGCGGCCTGAAGAGTGGTCAGTTGACCCTCGACTTCCACAGCGACTTCGGTGCCGGTGGTGTGTCTAACCTGTTCCAGGACCTTGTTGGCACGATTGGTACGTTTGTTGTGATTGCAGGTGGAACCGCTGCTTCAGCGACCTCGCCTGAGTACACCGCAACGGCCTTGATTAACAGCTTCACCCCCGTGGCTGGAGCAGTTGGCGACCTCGCCACATTCTCAGTGACGTTCCCCACCACGGGTGCCGTTGCTTACGCAACCGCGTAATTGTTGTAAACTTACAGCATGAGAATCAACCTACACATTCAGTTCCAGGACGGTACGGCAAAAACGGTAACTTGTAGCGCCGCTGACCTTGTTGCTTTCGAGGACAAGTTCGGTATCAGTGTTACGAAGCTGGCTGAGGAAACTCGGATTGGCTGGTTACTGTTTTTGGCGTGGCACTCGGAGAAGCGCTCCGGCGGTACTAAGGCTGACTATGAGAAGTGGCTGGAAACAGTTGAAACCATTGGGGAGTCTGAGGAAGACCCAAAATAGTTGGTCTCGGTGAGTCTTCGGCTCACTGGATGATCGCTGGCCTAGCGGTTGAAACCGGGATTAGTCCTAGAGAGTTGTTACAGCTCGATGACAGGATGCTATGGACCATGCAACGCTGGTTGGTAGCAAAGAATCTGCCGAGACACTAGGAAGCCGCCCCTTCGGGGGCGGTTTTCTTGTCGGTAGAATAGATGTAGACGTTAGGCGGATTCATGGCAGAGACTTACAGGGCTGACATCATTGTCAGTGATATGAAGCGTCTCGTGCGTCGGTTGAATGAGATTGAGCCTGAGTTGGCTAAGACGATGCGTCGTGAGTGGAAAGAGCTTGCTGAGCCTGCTAGGGCTAATTTATCGGCGAGTATCAAGTCTGCTGGTATTCCTATGCGGGGTTTCCGCAAGCGCGGTTCTAGTGTTGCAAAAACGTGGAATAACCGGGGTCAGTCGTCTCGCGTGTTTGTGCAGATGCGTGCTGGTAATCGTGTGATTGCTCAGATGCGTAATCAAACTATTCTTCGGCTTGTTGTTCGTAACGCTGCGACGATTATTGCGGATATGGCTGGTCGCACGAATTCTTCTCGTACACCTAAAGGCACGAAGACTGACTGGTATGTGTATCTTCCTGCTAAAACTTACACGAAGAACCAGAAGCCTGGTTTCCGTCGCCACACTGTTACTACACAGGGCGATCAGATGTTACAGAACTTGCAGGGTTGGGGTCGCGGTGGGGCTTCTCGTGTTGCTTACCCTTCGGTGGAGAAGACGTTGCCTGATGTGCGGGACAAACTTATTACAAACTTGAATGAGTACATTGCTTTGACTAACAGAGAGCTTGGTGCCTGATGGCTAAAGAGAGACCATTATCAATACCGGTAATCCTTGGTATCAAGGGTAAGGGTCTTGATGAGGCTATCAAGGACACTAAAAGACTGTCTACCCAGTTGGGTCGGTTGTCTGACACCGCTGTCAAGGCTGCTGCCGGTTTTGCAGCGTTCAAGGGTGGGCAACTTGTAGCTAATTTCGCCCGTGACGCTATTGATGCGGGTCGTGACCTTCAGGTCAACTTGAATGGTTTGCAGTCGGTGTTTGGCGAGTTCACGCCCACCTTGATTGAGTTTACTAAGTCTACTGCCGGTATTGGTTTGTCCATGTCCGAAGCCGCCAAGGCTTCTACGTTCCTTGGTTCGGTGCTGAAGCAGTCCGGTTTCTCGATGGAGGAAGTGTCTGAGCAGACACAACGCCTTGTCGGTTTGGCTGCTGACCTGTCGCTGACATTCGGTTATGACGTACAAGAGTCATTGCTTGCAATGACAGCCCTGTTCCGTGGTGAGTATGACCCGATTGAGAAGTTCGGTGTCGCCATGAAGCAGAACGAAATTGAGGGTGAAAAACTCAAGCGTGGTCTTGAGGGGTTGACCGGTTCCGCCGAGCGTCTTGTCGATCAACAGATTCGGTTGGAACTGTTGTATCAGCGTTCTTCTGACTCTATGGGCGCTTATGAACGTCAAGCGGGCACGTTGCGGGTGGCTCAGGATACGTTGCGGGCGTCGTTCAACAATATGCAACAAATTTTGGGTACGGCAATGTTGCCTGTTGTTGCGGATTTGACGGCTTCGCTTATCCCGCTTGTTGAGACTATTGGACCGATTCTGGCTGCTGCGATGCGTCAGGTTGTACCCATGTTGGTGGCGTTCTCGCAAAACAGTGAGGGCATTATCCGGGCAATGGTGACAATGATTAAGGTCATTGCTTCTGTTGTGACAATTGTGTCAACGTTGACGAAGTTCATTATCAACAACATTGATGCTTTCAGAATTCTGGCAACAGTTGTTATCACGGTGGGTACAGCGTTGTACTCGGTGCGTATTGGTGTCGCCATTATGGGTGCTATTCAGTCCGCTGTGGTCGCATTGAACATTCAGTTGTTTGCCACCCAGGTTGCTTTGCGGCGGGTCAAGTATGCACTGGTGTCTATCCCTGTTGTGGGTTGGGCTTTGGGTGTTATTGGTCTTGCTACTGACTTCTTTGGTTTAGCTGCCGCTGTTGATGAGACGGGCGAAAGCATTGAGGACATGTTCGACGAGAAAGCTCTTCTCGCGGACATTGAAGCGCTTGGTGATCTTACTGCTCAGGGCAACATGCTTGAGGAGTCGTTTGAGGATGTTGCCGCTGCTGGTGGTGCCGCTAAGGACGCTGTAGGGGATTTCTACCGAAACCTCGCTAATGAAATTGATAAACAGCAGGCGAAGCTTCGTTTGCAACAAATGGGTGCTTCCGCCGGTCTAATTCAGTCTATTCTTGGTTCTGGTGAGGATTGGCAACGTGTTTTCAATGATGTTGTGTCTCGCGGTATTGCTGGTGTTGCCGATGTGCAACGCCTGTTCCAGGCTACTGCGGCTGGTTTTGATGAGGCAATGTCGCAGTGGGAGGAAGAGTACGGAGAGCCTTTCCGCAAGTTCAAAGAGGATGCACTTGCTGCCCGTGACGCACTGATTGAGTTTACGCGGGAAATTGAAATTCTGCCGTCTGTAGCGGAAACACTCGGTCAGTTTGAACGATCCGCTGTTGAGAATCTTGCTTCTATTGAAGAGAAGCTGAAAGAAGCGTTCGATAACGGTCAGTTGTTGGATGGTTCTTACCGGAACTTGTTGCAGTACGCTCGTGATGAGTTCCAGGTGTTGCGTCAGATTGAGCGTCAACGCGATGAAATTATTGGTCGCCGTAACGCTGCTGAAGCGCTGATTAACTCGGTTCAATCGTCAATTATCTCGGGTGGGCGTCTTGTTGGAATTCTTGGCAAGGTGCAAACCGAGGCTGAGGGTGTTGATGTTGTTGAGTTCGCTACCCGTACCGTGTCGGCTGGTACAAGTCTCAAAGAGTTCCGTACCGCTTTGCTATATAACTTTGTGGAGCCGATTGAGAAGGCCAAGTCAAGAGCTGACGAACTGGTGTCCGGTTACAGGGCTGTTGTGGAGCGCACTCGGGAGTTTGTTGAGAATCTGAAGGCGTTGCGTGCGCTTGGTTTGGACCCGATGTTGTTCAACCAGCTTGTTGAGGCTGGTGTTGAGGCGGGTGGTGAGACCGCTAAGGCGCTTGTTGAGGGTGGATCGGAGACAGTTAACGAGATTAACTCTCTGTTTACGGAGCTTGATGCACTTGGTATGGAGCTTGGTGAGAACACTGCTCAGGTCATGTACGGGCAGGGTGAGAACTTTGTCAACGGTATTGTTGAGGGTTTGACTGCTCAGGCTGGCGAGTTGGAGATTAGCGCTAAGTCGATTGCTGAAGCGTTTACTGTTGCGTTTGAGGAAGTTCTGATTCGTGGCATTAATCAGGCGATTGATGCGGCTGAGGCGGCTTTGGCGCGGATGCCTCAGATTGGGGATTTTGCGCCTGGTTTCGATCCTGGCCCCGGACCTGGCCCCGGACCTGGCCCCGGACCTGGTGAAACTCAAGTTGAGCAAGTTGGCGCCCAGGCAAGAGAGTTGACTGCAAAAGCGAGAGATGTTTTGCAAGAGCGAGCGATTGTTTCGCTTGGCACTAAATTTGCTGCCGGTGATTACAATGTTACAACGCCCGTTCCCGGTCAAGTAACAATTTCTGGTACACCTGTTTCTCGCGGTAACGTCACCTACAACGTGTACAGCTCAAGTTCTACACGGGAAATTCAAAACATTGTTACTCGGGGTAACTCTAAGGCTGGGGCACCTGTGACAACCAGTGTGAGGGCGATTCAAGACCGGAGGGTTGGATGACAATACCTGCCCTCAAAGTTGAAATAGGGTTCGACCTTACCGACAATCCTTCTGCACCGTTTTTTCGTCTTGATGATTCGGTCCAGGGACGCCTAGATAACACTGAGTATCGTCTCGGTGGAACATTGTTTTACGATGTAACCGAATACGTTATTACTGTTGATATTCAACGCGGTAAATCAGCTATTTTGTCGAATTTCCCGCCTGGTGAGTGCAGTGTGGAGTTTACAAACCACACTCGCGCTTTCGATCCTTTGTTCACGGCTTCACCTTTTTACCCTGAGATTGTTCCGAGACGTGAACTGCGGGTTACTTCTGGTGGGGAGCTTGCATACCAGGGTTGGATTGAGGACTGGGATTTGGGTTATCAAACTTCTGGTGATTCGGTTGCTGTTGCTAAAGCTGTTGACGCTTTGAGTGTTATTGGTAATCAGACTCTTGATGCGTTTACTCCGCCGGAGGAACTGGCTGGTGTTCGTATCGCGTCTGTGTTGGATAGGGCTGAGATTGGTTGGCCTTCTACTTTGCGTGACCTTGACGTTGGTGCAGTAAATATGGCGGCGAACCCTGTCCCTGCGGAGCAGAACGCTCTGGCGTATTTGCAAGCTGTTGCGGGTTCTGATCCTGGTTATGTGTTTGTGACGAGGGATGGAAAGTTTGCTTTCCGTGACCGCCGTAAGGCACCTACTTCTGCTGATTTGGTGTCTTTGGGGGAGGGCGGTATCCCTATCAGTGATTTGCAGGTGACGTATGGTTCTGAGTTGTTGTTCAACCGTGTTACTGCGTCTCGGCAGAATGGTGGAACAGCTATTGCGTCGAGTCCTGCGTCGCAAAACAATTACGGTGTTCGTGACTTGACGATTAATGACACCCAGTTGGCTAATGATAGTGATTTGATTGATTTGGTTGTGGGTTATGCGGCACTGTTTTCGGAGCCGGAGTATCGGTTTGACACTGTTTCTGTGACTATGGAGAAGTTGTCACTGTCTCAGCAGGCTGACATTCTTGGTTTGGAGATTGGTGATATTTGTAGTGTTTCGTTTACGCCGAATGGGATTGCGCCTCAGATTGTTCGGTATGTTGAGGTTCGTGAGATTAACCATAGTGTGCAACTTGATTCGCACCGTGTTGATTTTGGTTTTGATGAGACTCGGTACGCGCCATTGATTCTTGATGACGCCGTATTCGGTAGACTAGATGTAGGCACTCTCTCTTGGTAAGGAAACTATATGCCGTATAAAGTTTGGGCAGTTAATGAGATTTTGACTGCGGCTGATATGAATACTTATGTCGGCGATCAGGTCATTGCTACTGTGGCGGGTACTGCTGCTCGGGCCACGGCGATTGGCACTCCGGTGGAGGGTCAGTTCGCTTTTCTTCGTGATTCCGACACGTTGACCTACTATACTGGTAGTGCATGGACTGAGTTTTCCGCTGGTGGCGGTGGTTTTGAAACTAATTTCTTATTGATGGGAGCATAGGTTGGCTACTTCGTATAAACCTTTAGGTCAGTTGGATTTGACTGACGCAACACTTACGACTCTTTATACTTGTCCTGCCAGTACTGAGACAGTAATTTCGACGGTAATTATTGCCAACCGTTCTACTTCGGCTGATACGTTTCGTTTAGCGTTGCGACCTGATGGTGACGCGATCAGTGATGAACATTTCCTCGCTTATGATGTGCCCGTGGCTGCCTCGGATTCTACGACGCTGACGTTGGGAATTACAATGGAGGCGACGGATGTTTTGAGTGTTGCGGCGGGTGGTACAGCATCGACTGTGAGCGTTAACGCTTTCGGTGCTGAAGTAGGCGTCTAAAGGGGGTAACGACTAATGGCTGTTACTTCTATGCGGAAAAGTAGTATCCGCGATTTTGCTAAGTTCAACTCGATGAACCCGTTGGATACGGCGTTGTCTTTTGCTGTGTCCTATCTTGTAATTGCTGGTGGCGGTGGCGGTGGGTTTGACCGCGCCGGTGGTGGTGGTGCTGGAGGCTACCGGTGCAATGTTACGGGTGAGGACTCTGGGGGCGGTGCTTCCGCTGAGTCTGCTTTAACTTTGGCGGCTGGAACTTATACGCTAACGGTTGGGGCTGGTGGTGTTGGTGGTGTAGCTTATTCTACTTTTGGAACAAATGGCGGAAACAGTGTTTTTGACACAATCACTTCAACTGGTGGCGGTCATGGCGCAAACCCTAACAACCCTGGGGCTTCTGGTGGTTCCGGTGGTGGTGGACACCGTAACGTAAGTTCAGCGGGTGGTGCTGGTACTGCGAACCAGGGTTTCGCTGGTGGTCAGGGACTCTCGACTGCTCCTGAGCGTGGTGGTGGTGGTGGTGGTGCTGATGCTGTGGGGGCATCTGGTTCGGTAAGCGGTAACGGTGGTGCTGGGGTTCCGTCTTCGATTACTGGTTCTGCTGTGACTCGCGCAGGTGGTGGTGGTGGCGGTGGGAACTCGGCTGCGGGTAGTGGCGGGGCTGGTGGTGGTGGTAATGGCGCTGTCGGAACGGGGGGTCA